TTATAATATTTAGGCAGTTACTGTAACGCTAATTACAATAACTACCTATATATTAGTATTACGTATTATTGGAATTTTTTCTCAATAGATTGGTATATTTCTATTCCTTCATCTGTCTTGAAAAATGCAGCCATAGCTGAGTATGGATTTTCATCAAATGGAACTGTCATTAATTTTTTACCATTAGACGCCCATTTAAAATCACGTTGGTCTTGGGATAGTTTTATAATGTTAGCTTCGCATGCTTTAATAGCAAAATTTCTAAGCTGTATATTTTCGTCATTAGCTAGTTCTAAGAACAAACTTGGATTATTCTTAGCATACAATAGTAAATCTCTTTTTATCTCCTTAGAAGACATTTTTGACACCTTAGAACCAAGCTCAACTCTCAATATAGCTTCTGCTTGATCAACATCCATTCCCATTGCAGCGTTCATAGCTTCAACTTGTAATTCTAAATCATCAAGTTCGTTTACGGCTACGACAACTGAATCAAACTCGCGGTATCGCTTATTAAGCATCGGATGATAGATAGATAATAGCTTTTGTAGATTTTGTTTTTCTTTAGGCACGGTTAATACGCCGTTTTTAAATATAATATGACCTAACGTAACTTCTCCTTTTTGGTCTTCAACCAAAGGACTGTTTTGATTAGTTGCATACCTTAATTCTTTTTGCTCTTTTGAATCTTCATCAAACCATAATAGAGGGAATCTTCTTGAGTGTCTGGATGATATTGTATAAGTTATTGGACTGTGTGGTCCTGTTAAAATATACGTTCTATCTTTTACTTCCCAGTTATCTAATTGTGTGTTTTTTATTTTTGACATAATATAATATAATTAATTAATTTAAAAGGTAAAATTACCTCCGAAAGTATCATCGGAGGTAAATTTTCCCTTATTGTTTATAAATTTGTAGACGCAGTGAATAACACAAAGTTATTAGCTCCTTGTACGCATAAACATCTTTCTGATAAGAAGTGTACTTCCATTGCATCTAAATCAGAAGTGTAAGCCCCTCCAACAGAACCAGTTACCCAAGATTTCATTCTTCTGTCATCAGCTTGAGAAGCTCTATAACGTACGTGTAAGAATGGTCGGCGGATATTAGTGCCTAAAATTTGATCGTATACTGTAGAAGTTCCAGCAGGAACAAGCACTCCGTCAATAGCTGATTGAGCCATAGCGCCACGGGTGGAAGCATCGTTTAAATATTTCCAGTCTGTTTTATAGAAATCATAAGAACCTCTACGGAAACCAGAGAAACCTAAGTTTAATGCCATCTCAGAAGAGTTTTCAAATAAACCATAACCAGTTCCACCTTGTCCTCCAGAAGAAAGCTCAGCTAGCATATCATCAAAGTCAAGAGATGTTTGACGGTTTAAGAATAACATATTTTCTTCGATAGCTCCTTGAGTATCTAAGTTTTTCAAGATTGAATCGAATTCATCTAATCCAGAAGCAGCAGAGAAGTTATTCAATACATTACCTCTCTCTTGGATAGCAGCGAATAAACCTTGAGTACCTTTTTTACCAGCAGCATAAGCAGCGGAAGGATCACCTGCTCCAACGTCTGCAACGGCTAATTCACCCTCAACAACAGACATTTCTAAGTAATCTTCAAAGCGCAATCTTGTTTCAGATTCAGCTTTTAAATACCACATGTACCCGTCGGCTCCGTCTTCAGTAGAAACATTAATCCACCCAATTTGAGCGGTGTCAGAACCGTTAACAGCATATTTATTACGTATAATAACTGGTGAGTTATTGAACTGAGTGAAAGATGGGCTAATAGAAGTTGGATTGTAATTTGAATTAGCGGTTCCAGATCCTTTAGCATATTCAGATCCGTAAACAAATATTTTTACCCTATCTCCATCATTGAACCCTGCAATGAATAAATCACTAGCGGTATAAGGAGCTGCTCGCACTTGGCCATTAGCCTCGCTGCTAGTAACAACTGCTTTAACTTCTATACCATTAGCCGGGTTCATGATGACAATTGTGTCATTTACAGAAATAACATTTTGTACAAAATCCTTAGGATTAGAAGGTGTTAAGTTAATTGGAATGATAAGATCATTCGAGCCTGACGACGCTACCTCAACATCAGTGTAAGCAATATGTAATCTATTTTGTTCTGACCAAATAACTTGGTCTGAGCTCATTGGCATTTCAGCACCAACCATACGTAAGAATCCAGAAAGAGTTCTGTTTCCATAACGCTCTACTTCTTGCTCGTAGATTTCTGGTAAATATTGTTGTGCAAAAGATACGAAATCCGCATTATTAGGATCCGTAAAGTTTAAATAGTTTGAGTCTAAAGCTTGTTGCTTTTGAGACGGTCTAATTGAACCGAAAAAAGGCGTAACATTTGCCATAATTTTTTAATTTTAATTGTTAAATTTGTTTTTGATTTTTAATTTAGTAGAATCAACACCATTAATTGCTTTTACTTTAAATCCATTAACAAATGTTTCTCCCGTTGATGTTTGCCTAGGAGCTATTTGAAAATTATTTGATTTTGCTGTAATTTCTTTAATAGCATCAGCTTTACCTTGCTCATAGAAATGGCTAGCTAAAGTATCTACATTTTCGGCAGCATACATTGCTTTATGATAACCTTTCAAATCTGTTACTTCCCCTTTTTCATTCAAGAACCTCTTGACTAGGTTAGTAATATTTGATTGTTTATCCGCTACAACATCTGCGTTCTGAACGCCATATCTAAAATTCTTTTCGCCTACTTTAAAATCAAAACCTTTGAAATCTTGAGAGAAAAAACTTTTTGTGTCGTCTTTGAATTTTGAATGCTGAGTTTCAACAGTTTGCTGCTCTTGTTGGTATCTATTGAAAAAGTCAATCGCTTTTTGCTGATCTTTATTAATACTTGGGCGTAACTTTACTTCCTCGTAATATTTAGATTTAAGATCTTCTAAAAAGCCTTTTGCTTTTGCAACTTCCTCCTTGAACGCGAGTTTCTTTTTTCTGATGTCTCGCTCATCGTCTTCGTCTTCGTCGTAACTAAACCTATCTTCCATTAAGAATTCAATCTCTTCGGAATCTAAGTGTGGTCGCGTTTTCTTATAGTATTCTTTTAATAATGTCTGATTGTTAACTGTTGAGTAATCAGCGTTTAATCTAACGTAATCTTCTACAGTACCGCCAGTCTCTTCCATGAATGAGATTAGTTTCTCTACATTGGCTGGTAATTTTTTACCCGTAGCATTAGATTCTTCTATAGCCGCTTCAACACTAGCTGTTAATACTTCCGATGCTGCGTTAACCTCTTCATCCGTTACCTCCTGTAATGACCCTTGGTTAACTACTATTATCTCTTCTTTAGCTTCGCTGCTTTGGGTAACGACTGCGGGTTTGGGGTCTCCTTCATCCACTTTTTGCAATTCCACTTTGGGTTGTTCGCTGACCAACACGCTTTCATTTGTGCTTTGCTTTTGAATGGCATCTTCTTCTACTTTTTTATTTGTTAAATCTACCTTTGAAACCACCACTGGTTTATTTAGTTTTTTCATTGGTGCTCTTTTTGTTTGCATTTTGAAAGAGCCTTCTTGTTTAATTTCTTCTGACATAATATGATAATATAAAATTGGTTAATAATTTATTTTTTATACAAGTCCAAATCCTAATTCACTAATACCCTGATCTTCAAAATCTTTTGGGGTTGAATTATTTTTACGCTGTTCAATCAATTCTGACTGTTGCGTTGCTTGTATTTTTGTTCTTTGATCTTTACGATCCTCTGCTTGGCTTTGTTTTTCTTGAGCTACTCTTAATTGAGTTTGTGCTAATTGCAGATCGTAGTTAAATTGTTCGGCCATTAATTGTTTTTTAATTAATAACTCTTGTTGCATTCTTTGTATTTCAAATTGTGATTTAGATTGTAATACCTGAATTTCAGTTTGGGCTAATGCTTGCTGTTTCTGTACTTCTGCCATCGCCGCTGCTTCTGCCGCCTGTGCGTTTGCCTGAGCTTGTGCTTGTATATTTGCTTGCTGAGCGGCTTGGGCCGCCTCTGCTTTTTTCTTCCTCTTGAATTTAAGAGACTGATTAGCTAGATCTATATTTTTTATATTTCTTAAATCTATAGCATCCTCTAAGTCTATACCGCCTGTTTGCAGGGATATTTGAATATTTTGTTCAAGTTTTGCTTTATCTTCTTCTTCTGGTTCCATTTCTAAGTAGATGCCAAAATCATGCAAGTTTAAGCTCTCTATTTCAGATAATGTTTGTACATTGAATAATGAAATACTTTCTATTAATGCTTGTCTAGTTAATGGGAAGTCTAATGAGTCTGCAATACGCAGAGAAATGTTTTCGCAAGTCTTTAAGGTTAAATATAAACTAGCGTCTTTAATATGTCTAGTCGCAGTGTTTGAATTAGCCGCTGCCATTTTTTGTAAACCTACTAAAGCATCTGAATCAGGAGTGCTTCCATCACGAGCCTCATTTAAGCCGGTAACATCCCTTATCATTTGTAAGTAGTACTGGTAAGTAGCTATAAGTGATTGTATCTTAGCGTTACCTGACGATGTTTGTAGTTCCTGGATTGGCACTTTCCCGTGATTTAATCCTCCATCTTGTGTTTGTGATCTACCTACTATACTACCAGTTTGGAAGTACATATTCAAAGCTTCCGCCGCGTTATATTTTGTTCCGTTACCAAGATCAACTTCGGCTAATCCATCGACATCAACGAATATACCGTCTGGAACTATTCTAGATAATACTTGCTGCAACTTTAAATGAGTCAGTTGTATCATATCGGCAAATGAAATAGTTCTACTTACCAAAGATTCAATCTTACCCTTATACATTCTAGGAGCACAGATATTGTAATTCATTTCAACCTTAGTTGTATCAGCGTATGGCCTTGTCATATTCTCTGCTAACTTCCATTCTAGCATTTTCTCAAATCCTAATATTTTAGCTCCTGAATATAGTACTTCTATGCTTCTTGATACTCTGCTAAAGTTATCATTTTCTGGTGGATTAAAATTATCATCTTTCTCTAAAGCTTTTTCTAATCCTGTCTCTGTTTTTTTAATCTTAAATACTTGATTTGAATATGTTTTATATTCAAAATATAATACTTGTACGGTATTATCATTTGTGTCTTGTCCATAGTAATTACGAGTAAGATTTGCATTACCTGGATATTTTTCAATCTCTTTTAAATCTTGTTCAGAAAGATATGGAAACTGTTTTTTAAGCTCCTCTAAACTAATTGATTTAACTTCTCCAACATAGTAGATATCTTCAAAGTTTGGATCTTCTGTGTATGAATAAACTAAATTTGCGGGGTCTACATAATCTATTACGATTCCATTTGCTGGATTCCAAGATGTTTTTGTAGCTCCAATACCTAGCACTGTTAAATCGTAGTTTACCCTTTTGCTAATAAGGTTATATTTATTCTTATCTAATACTTGATTTATTACTTCTTCCTCTGCTATTTCTATTGCTGGCTTATAGTCAAGTTGCAATCGCATTTCTAGCTCTTCGTTTGACTCTGGCAATTGATCGGGGTCAGGGGTATTAAATAAGTCTGCCCCAAGCTTATCTTTGATAGAGGTTAATAATTTCTTATTTACCATATCACTTATCATTCTCTCAGCATATTTGGTTTTAGCTTCTGTAGCCGCTGGATCCTGAGCAAATGCTTTTATTTGATAAAGTTTACCAGATATACCATTAACAACAATGTCTACAAATTTAGGCAATACGGGGATTGGCCTCCAGTCTATATTAAGATATGATAAATCACCGTTTATGGCTAATTCATCTTTATACTTTTGTACAGACTGTTCTCCTCTAGCATATAGTCTTAGTTTATGGAAATTCTGCCAGTTAGAACTAAATCTATCCCCTGCTCCGCCGCCTATTCGGTCTCCTCTAAACCACTCGTTCTCTACTGCTCTACCAACCGCATAGCCGTATTCTATTGTTTGTTTTTCTGCATCAGGTACTACCTGGCTTGGGAAAGAACTATTACTATTAGTGTAAATCATCTATTATATTATTTTTGAACTATTTCCGTTGTTATTATATTTTTTAAAGACTAATGATATAGGTGCTCTTTCTACAGAATAAACCGGAGTATACCGATGCTTATTACATGCCATTATAGCTAACCCCGAACTAATAGAAGCATCATGCTTCGTTCTATTGTTTATATTAAATCTTGCCCAGTCATTTAAGGTTTTTTGAAAGTACATTGTACCGAAGTTATCCCCCTGTATTCCTACATAAGTTTCAATATATGTTTCTATTGCAGCCGCGTGCGCTTGTATAATATCTTGCCCAGAGTTTGGTATACCACCTATCTCTTTTTCTGCTGGAGATAAGTTATTCCATATTTTATCTGGACGATTCATGGAGAAGCCTCTATAGCCTCTTCTTTTGAAATGATATAACAGTCTAGCCTTATTATTCTCAGCTAATATTGGCATACCGTAAAATACACAAGCCATTAGTACTTCTTCAAAGAATATTTCAGCGGTTTGTGGTCTAGCTATATATTCTAAAAAGAAATGGTTAGCCGGTATTTCTTCCATTGAGAATTTAGTTAATCCGTGTAATGCTCCATTAGAACCACGATTATCAACCGTTCCTGATATATCATAGCTATCACACCCAAACGCTCCACAATGCTCATTGCCTGGGTATTTCATTCCATCCTTTATTATTACACGGTTTTGCATATATTTAGGAGGCACCCAACTAATTAGAAATCTTCCATCGGAACTTGGATAAAATATTACTTTTGAATCAGCTACTCCGTTTTCCCATTGAAAACTACCCCTTGTCAATATGTTTGTATTTCTTAAATCTTCATTGTAATCAATTTGCTCGTATATTTTTGTTAAATTGAATAAAGATTGTTTTGTCTCATCTCTAAACGCATGCTGTTCTGTACGTGGAAATTGTCTATAGTATTCATTTAATGCATCTGAATCTGATTTTAAACCATCAACTTCATTTTGCCAATGCTCAATAACGCCATATTCAATTAGATTACCGTCAACACCTTTTACGGGTTTTTCCGGAGTGTCGAAGACAGGTAAGCCATAAGTATCAATGAATCCCTCGTAGGACCATTCCATAGGTATGAACAAACTATATAATCCTGAACTAGTCTGTCCGTTGCGGTTTCTTTTCGTAACATCTGAATTATAATAAAGTTTTTTAAAATTTTCTCCTCCTTTGTCTAACGCATTGGATGTTGATCCCATCATACATTTACCAATAATTCTACTACCTAATCTTAAACAAGTCTTTGTAACACGCCAGTTGTTTAATATATTATCTGGCCTTTCCCATTTACCGCTCTCGTCATGTACTAGCAATTTTAATTTTTCACCATCATACGAGTTATCTCCTGTGTTTTTCCAGTCAATAGTAGTGTCTAATCCATCAAGTTCTTCTGCTGTTTCATTTGCATCTAGCTTTCTACGAGTAAGTTTTGATGCGGGTATTCTATAAGCTAGTTCGGTTTTTGGTCTATCCATACCGTCCTGTATTGGCTTAAAAAAGAATGGATAATTTATAGATATAGGAACAACCTTATCTGTAAACATCTTCTTAGCATCTGCTCCTGATTTTGAAAGTATTCCAAATCGGGCATCGCTAGATATTGTTGCTTGGTTAACTAGTTCAGCGGACGACATAAAAGAAAAACCAGAACGTCTATTTTTTAAATAAGCCATTCCGTAACACCTACTATCTGCTTTACATGCTTCCCAAAATATAAAGAAAAGCCTGTTCGACTCTCTAAAGTCAGGCGCCCCAATATCTATCTTGCTCCATTGCAAGTACATATAGTGCGTACCTGTTATATAGGTTGGTTTACCATTGTTGTAAAACCACATTCCTTCTTCTCTTCTTTTGAACTCTTGGTCAATATAATCATACCAGTGTTCTTTAAATGCATCCGGATATTTATTCCAATCAAATACATTATTTATCTTTTCTATTTCTTTGT